ATATCAGAATTCCTAGACTTATACGTTGAGTACTGTACAGATAACATCTACGAACTATTCCCAAAACTTGAAGATGCAAAAATTGCAGATGCTATCCTTGATATATTTAGAAAGAAAGAGAGAATCTCTATCTTCAATAAGAAAGCCCTATACATATACATCAGAGAACAAGTAGACGTTAAGACCCCTAGAATAACAAAGATAGCAAATGATTTAGGGGAACTCTATAAAAAACACTACGTACATTATTTAGAGAACGGTTACGCTAATTTCTAAACCGTACCGCTTTCTATTTATAAAAAATAGACTACTTATGAGTTTAGATAAATTAATTTTCAAAAATAAAAAGTTTGTTGATCTCCTAGAAGAGATTTACGATAATCAAAAAAAGAAAGAAAAACAGATCTCAGCATTGATTTCTGAATTGAAACCTTTAATAGAAGATACCGGAGATGCTACCTTAATCGTTCCTTTGATTAAAGAATATTTAGAGATTGGAGTTAGGAATGATGATCAATTAGTTAAACTTGCAACTATTATTCAACGTATAATACAAAGCCAGGAAACAGGTACAGACTCTTTCGGTATCTCAGAGGAAGAAAGAGAGCAGTTGATGAAAGAAATCAACAACATTAAAGCGATTGGATAATGAATTTTGAAGTTGCAGTAGTTAAGGATATTGTCTTAAATGATACAAGTAAGTATTTCACTAACGTAGGGGAGTGGAATGGTATAGGTACTGTCTACTTTAAAAAAGTAAAAGGTAACAATTATAAATCAGAAGGGTTCGCTAAGCCGTACTTTTCAAACTTCAGCAACTACCCCCTCCTAGAAGAATTAGTTTATATCTTCTCACTCCCCTCCCCTGACATACAGACAAACAACTTCAAGGAAATTTACTATTACATAACTCCTCTAAATATTTGGAACAGTAATCACCATAACGGCATCCCTAATATCTTCGAAAATAAAAACTTGCCAGATTCACAAAAGAGAGATTATGTACAGACACAGGCAGGAGCAGTAAGAAGGGTTGAAGATGGGAGCTCTGATATTAACCTAGGGCAAACTTTTAAAGAGAGATCAAACATAAAACCAGTAAAAAAATTTGAAGGGGATGTTGTATTAGAGGGACGATTAGGTAATTCTATTAGATTAGGCTCCACAAATCAAATTGACTCTGCTCCACTAAATAACTGGTCTGAATTAGGATATTCTGGTGACCCTATTTTAATCCTACGTAATGGACAGGGAGATACAGGCTCAGTAGGTTTCTTACCGACAGAAGAAAATATAAATCAAGACCCTTCTTCAATATACTTAACATCAACTCAGAAAATACCATTCCAGGTAGCGAGCTCAAATTACCTTTCATATAAAGGAGATACACCAACACTACCGAATCAATACTCTGGTAAACAAATTTTAATTAATTCCGGCAGGTTAATTTTCAATTCATCAGAAGATCACTTATTACTTAGTTCTAAAAAAAGCATAAGTTTAAATTCAATCACAGGATTGAATATTGACACAAATAAAGTAACCTTCCAGACCGAGTATATTTACCTAGGTTCCAAATCCGCAACAGAACCACTAGTATTAGGGGATGCATTAGAAGCAGTTATCAAAGAGTTAATTTCTATCATACAGGACATAGCAGTTCAATCTGCAGTAGCAGCAAATTCCGGAGGACCTATACCAACTTTAAATCAAAAAGCACCAGGCTGGATTAATAGGTTAACTACAATTAACACATCTATTTTTAAATCTAAATATAACTTCACAGTATAATGACGCCGGAAGAATTAGAAAAACAGAGAAAGCAGGAAGCTGATAAGAGAGCAGCAGAGAAGCGTAAACTCGCTCTACAAGCAACTCTTGCAGCAGGTATCACCGTAGGTGCAGCAGCAGCTTCAGGTCCCCTAGATAGAATAAATCAAACGATAAATACTAAGATTGAAGCCTTAAAATCCAAAGCAGTTTCTTCCCTACTCTCACAAGCATCCAAACTAGGCATAACAGGACTTGAATCCGGTAATCCACAACTACCAGACTCATGTCCTTCCCCTGCAGTGTTAAGAGAAGTACTTGCAATTAGAGATGGTTTAAAATCAGATATAGAGCAAACAGCAAAGTACATCAATGTTATTAACATATCCTTAGGAGCATTATCACCGATATTAAACGGAACACTCAATACACTTTCTGCAATAAACATAGTAAAAACCGCTGCATCTTTAGCAAATAAATTTATACCTTTAGTCCCAGGAGCAGCAGTCGCTGTTTTAAACGACTTAGATGATATAAGGACAATACTAACTTTCGATACAGAAGGAAATCCAAGATTACCTAAACTAAAAAGAGCAATTCAGTTAGGGTCCGAGTACGTAGCAGGTGCTGCAGTGATACTACAGACGATTCTTATACTGTTAGACATAATAGATTCCTTACTTAAGAAATGCGGTGAGACACCAAGCGAGATAGGTTCTGATGTAACTACATTACTAGATACAGTTAAACTTGCTGAGACCTCTAATATACAATCAACCTACCAAGGATTTACATTTGAAATCATAGAGAAACCATTCTCACCAACAGTAAACCGGAAAATAGCACAAGCTAAAAATTCTCAAGGGATCGTACTGCTACAAACAGAACCTTCTTTTACACAAAACCCTCAAGTACTTATTGAAGAACTGAAATTAATAATAAACAGAGATAATCTAAAAGCTAATTAAGAAATATTTATAAAAAATGGACATCAAGACATTAAAAAGACTTATCAAAGAAACTGTAAAAGAAGCGATTCAAGAGGAATTGAAAGACGTTTTATTAGAGGCTTTAAAAGCTCCTAAGGCAGTTCCTGTAGGTGTAGGCGGTTATGGGCAAGTAACAGAAACTTTAGTACAGCCAATCCCAACAGCACCTGCTGTAAACACCAGAGAAAAATATGCATCACTCCTCAGCGGTATGATGGATGGTAGGAATGGAAATCTAAACATGACTTCAAACGATGCAATGACATTCGGTGGAGGTCAAGAATTCGGACCACGCCCAGTAAACACAGCAGGAGAAGGATCTTCTCTACCTCCTGGAGAAGTAAACCTAAATCAAATAATGGGTCTAATGACTAAGAGATAATGGCATTTGGATTAGTTAAGATTGCCCCTATAGACCAGAATCCGAATAAAGCGGTTGGGGTATCTTTGCCTTTTAAAGCCAATGCAGTCTTCAAACCTACCTTCACCACTAAGGACGCTATTAGAAATAACTTAATTAATTTCTTGTTAACTGGACCACAGGAGAGGGTATTTAACCCAACCTTTGGGGCTGGTTTACGCAAATTTGTTTTTGAACAAATTACAACACTAGGGGTAGCAGAAATAGAAAACTATATAGGTAGTATTATAGAAAAATACTTTCCAAATATACAAGGAACCGTTAGCATACAAACCTCACCCGACTACAACACAATCTTCATTCAGATCAACTACAGTATAGTAAACACCGGGATGACAGATACACTAGAAATAAATTTAAACAATGGCTGAAAATAAAGACATAAAATACTTTAATAGGGACTTTGTAGGTTTAAAAAACCTACTGGTAGATTTTACTAAAACGTATTTCCCAAATACATATAACGACTTTAGTCCTACCTCCCCAGGTATGATGTTTATGGAAACATCCGCTTATGTTGGAGATGTACTATCCTTCTACCTTGACAATCAAATACAGGAGACATTCGTACAGTATGCAAAACAGGAGGAGAGTCTTTATAATTTAGCTTACATGCTAGGTTATAAACCAAAAGTAACTAAAACAGCGACAGTTAGTATTGATTTCTACCAACAGTTACCAGCTAAACTCTCAGGATCAACTTACATACCAGATTTCGATTATGCATTATACTTCCCTGAAAATACACAAGTTAGAAATGTAGGTGGCGGCTCAAATTTTCTAGTACAGGGTAACGTAGACTTTACTGTATCAAGTTCATTAGATCCAACAGAAATTTCCGTTTATCAAATATCAGCAGGCAATCCACAGTACTACTTACTTAAGAAAGCAAGAAAAGCAATTTCAGCAGAAATTCAAACACAGACATTCTCATTCGGAGCACCGCAATCATTCTCTACAGTTACTCTAACCGCCCCTAATATTATACAGGTATTAGACATAGTAGATTCTAATGGTAATACTTGGTATGAAGTTCCATACCTTGGACAAGAGATGGTATTTAACTCAATAAAAAATACTAACCCTAACGATCCAAATTCATATCAAGACACAGATGCACCATACCTACTCCAGTTAGATAAAAAATCAAGACGTTTTGTAACACGTTTTAGATCAAATACTAACCTAGACATACAGTTTGGGGCAGGTACAACGGGGGATGTAGATGAAGCTATTACACCAGATGCGAATAATGTCGGTATAGGGTTACCGTATGAACAATCAAAATTAACAACAGCATTTGATCCAACAAACTTCTTATATACTGATACTTACGGTATAGCACCCGCTAACACTACATTAACAGTAAGGTATTTAACCGGAGGGGGCGTAGCTTCAAATATTGAAGCAGGTACATTAAATACTTTAAATACAGCAACCGGTATCTCTTTTACCGGTAATAACTTAAATTCTACAACTGCAAACTATATTTTCTCTACAATCGCTGTAAATAACACAAAAGCAGCGGATGGAGGAGCAGGTGGAGATACCTTAGAAGAAATTAGACAAAATTAAGAAACGTTACCCCTAACGATTACTTAGTTAGAGCATTATCAATGCCTTCTAATTATGGATCTATTGCAAAAGCATTTGTAGAACCTACTAAAGCAAATCAAGTCACTATGCCGGGGGAAATCGCAAGCACATTAACCTTATATGTTTTAGGTTATAATGCAAGTAAATACCTAAGAACAATCTCCGATGCAGTTAAACAAAACCTATCAACTTATTTATCAGAATATAGAATGGTAGGAGATAGAGTAAATATAAAAGATGGCTTTATAATTAACATAGGGTTAGATTTTGAGGTAGTAGTTAGACCGAACTATAATAGTAATGAAGTACTAGTGAATTGCTTAACTGAATTAAAAAACTTCTTCAACATAGAAAAATGGCAATTTAACCAGCCTATTATACTAAAAGATATATCATTACTTCTAGATAAGGTACAAGGAGTGCAGACAGTTAAGTCTGTAACATTAAATAATAAATCAGGAGAGAGCTTAGGGTATTCAAAATATTCCTACGACTTAGCATCCGCAACACAAAACAATGTAGTATATCCTTCCTTAGACCCTTGTATTTTTGAAATAAGATACCCCGACACAGATATCAAAGGGAGAGTTGTACCTTTATAATATAACACAAAATGGCCGTATATAAAATATTCCCTACCGCAGACGCAACTATCTATTCCGGGTACCCTACAATGAACACAGGGTTAGATGAAATTTTAGAAGCATCTAGCAATTATAAAACCTCACAACTACAAGTAGACGGATCTTACCCTCAAGCTTCTAGATTCTTAATTAAATTTAATCAATCAGAAATACAATCTCTCTTTAGTTCGAAAGTAGGATCTGCAACCTGGCGAGCAGACTTAAAATGCTTTGTAGCAAATTCAACAGGCTTATCTAGTACAACTACTTTAAATGTAAATGCATTAGCGGAAGACTGGAGTATGGGAACAGGTAAATTTTTAGACATACCAGAAACTACTAATGGAGTATCCTGGGCATACAGATCTTACTCAGGGAGCAACGCTT